ACATCATACTCATCACCTGTTGCCAAGTTAGGGTCTGTTGCTGCTGCGGGGTACTTATGAATACCTTCTTTTTGAAAGCGCACAAAAATTGTACGCATTGCTTTATCTTTGATGCGTTGACGCTTTTCTGCCAAAGCCATATCTCTTTGATCCATTATCTATCATCCTCAAAACGAACACGTTCGTGGTCTTCTTCCCATTGAAGTTTTGTATATCTTCTTAAATCAGAGTATAACTCATTTCTATCTATTTTCATATCTTTAAGGGTATCTTTATCAAACGTTGTGTCCGATTCTGCCGATAAGATTTTTTCATCAAGGTCTTTGATTTGTTGTTGTAATCTTGCAATTCGTTGTCTATACATTTTATTACTCCAAAACTAATGACATAGCTTCATCGCTATCTTCTATTTCCTCAATTGGTTCTTCATCCACTGTAAACAATTCTTCAAACATACTCATAGCATTTTCAGTTTTCTTACCGCTAATGCCCTGACTACCCGATTGAAATTGTTTCCAATAACTACTATGATAATCTATCAAATCTAATGATTCCTGTTTAGTTTTCTTACTAAAGATTTCATCAACTAACTGTGTAAAGAACCTATCACCTTCAAACTTGTGTACTAACATCTTTGGAACTACACCCGTTTCATATTGACGATTAGCCTCTTGTACTGCATTCATATGCATCCAAACATTATGACTTTGTAATAGTGTATAGCTTAGTGTGTCCCAGCTTGTTTTAGTTTCTTTACCATGTTGTCCTAAGAAACCTACGCCACGATAACATAAGTCTTTCATTACTAATGCATCAGTCACAGGACTATCTGTAAACTGTTTATGTATTTTATCAGCTAATACAGCATCACGATACTTGCGTGTGTCATTGGCATAACTTTTCTTTTCAGCAGTCTTTTCCATACTGTAAGCCCACTTCTTGTTATGCTGAATACTTGTGTTAAAGTATGCTAAACCTTTAGCCGCACTAAAGAATGGACTAGCACAGTCAAATGTAATCTGTAATTTTGGATTGTGATACTTACGCACTGCCTTTTGAATGTCAGTAAACAATACAGCATATTCTAGTATACTTGTACCCAAACAGTGAATCAAATCATGCTTGCCCTCTTGTAGCAATCCATCATGGATGATACCAACCAATCTACGTAGCATCAAGTGAACGTCAATCTTGTTTTGTCCACCGAATGCCCAACCATTAAAATGATTGTCTGGATAAAGATTTGGGTCACAGTACTTCTTCATTTCTTCATACCAACTATCACTCTGTGTATGATTACGACCTTGCAACACATTTAAGAACTTGCATTTCCCTGAGCGATTGTTTATAAAGTATTCGTTGTTAATGTGTGTCGCTGATATCGCTTCTTCAATAGTACTAATACCATGTAGGCTATTACCATTCTTATCTTTCATTCCAAAGGTTGTTAATGATTGAGAAGGAATATCCAAACACATACCATAGTCCATGTATGTATCCATCCATGTCAATACTGCTTTGCGTTTCTTCATAGCACGAGGACAGTTAGGATCCTTCCAATCAGCAGGCCATTGACCTTTAAGAATTTGAAAGCCACCGCTATCACCTAACATGAATGTACCTTCTTCACGTTCACGAATGATACTTTCGCTTGCATCATCGTCAGTAGTATCTAAGTTAGCATGACCAGCACTATACAATCCCCACTTGTAATAGTAAAGACCCTCTTTGCTGTTAAGAAAGTTTAGTTTCTCAACATCACCTTTGAAACTTGCAGGGATACGTGCTTGATCAAAGTATGGCTCACCCTTGCGTTGCTTACCCAAGCCAGCAATATAGAAACTGCTGACTGCGGGCAAGAACAATGCCCACTCTGGGTTATGTTTTGCCGATAGATTATCTTGTTTCAATTGAAACTTCTTTCTTAATCAAGTTCATGACCATTTGTATTTGATCTTCTTTTTCTGCTATTTGGTCAAGTAAATCTCTGATAGTGGAATTAGTCGCAGCTAAAAAATCACGTTCCATTTCTTCATCACGCTTTTTTTTAGCCCAATCAAGCAATGCTTCTGCCTCAGGTGATAACCCAACACTTGCATAGCTAGTACTCATCATCATCCAATTACTTCCGTCAAATACTTGCATATCATTACCACTTATACGAATCATTCCTTGTATAGGATTGTTTATATTCTGATTGACATAGGGAACACTAGTGTTCCCCGCAGAAACAATAGTGTACTTACCCGTTGGAGCTAGACCTTTGATCATTTCTTGTTAGCTGGAAGCAAGTAAACATAAGTTGCGATACCACTATCAACTGTAATCTCAGTCGCACCTTGTTCACTAATCTTAACTGTCTTATCACCAACTTGATCCATGATGCTTAAGAATTCTTTGACGGGCCACTTGTGTGTACCTGCTAGTGTTCCAGTAACTGGAGTATTGAATACAAAGTTACCACTATGTGTTGATGCATCACCAAAGTAAATCTTTAAGTCATTGCCATCAGTTTTGAATACGAAATGTTCTTCTTCACTATTAGCTTGTGATTGTTTCTTAAGACGTTGAATACCCGCAACTGTTGGCTGAAATTCAACATTCCACTTAGCACCTTTGAATGATACACTCTTGACCTTTTCATCAACTACGCTTTTAAGCATAAGACGATAGTCATTAACAAAGTCGCCACTCTTTGTTTCAAAGTGAATAGTAGAAGGCACATCTACACCATCACGCTGTGTACGAACAACATTGATTTTAGCATCTTTGTCATATTCATCGAACCCGATGATTGTCTTAAGTTTGCTCAAGTTAGGCATACCGAACACGCCGATGAAATCACTAATCGGGTCTTTGAATGTACCACTTACGATGACATTCTTGTTTTCAGCTACTGCATTGATAGTAGTTTCTTTATCAGTACCAGTAACTTTAACTAGTTCAATAGTACCAAGACCATGTGTGTGGTCAATCAAATCTTTTAAATAATCTTTCATTTTGTTTCCTTTGTTTGAAATATTTAGGAGTTCCTATCACGTATTATAGTGGAGTATATTGCATTAGTCAACATCAGTTTAACCGAATGTGAATAAGTCATCAAATGTTGAGTTAACATCAGTATTGCTTCTGATATCCCAATCTAATACACCAATCAAGTTGTCAATCTTTTCATCAACCAATGTCTTTTCCATTAGTAAATCATCAAATGGCAATTCTTTGAACCATGTAGGCAATCGTAGTTCATCAACTGGATATGCAATACTAGTGAAACCCAATGCATTGTCTTTGAGTTTACACACAACAATCTTCATACCATCTACAATCTTTTGACTGTAGTTATCACCATAAACTCTGCGTAGATAGTTCCAGTTAATTGCTGCACGAGCATGACCAACACCACACTTACCAGACTTCTCAAACTCAATCGTATGCTTAGTCAAGTTGTTAACACTCTTAGGGCTACCCTTAGTCCAGCTATCTTGGTCACCGAGTATGCGTTTGAATTCTTTTACACGTTCGATTACATCATCACGACCTTTACCTTGTTGTATAACCATCTGTAATACATCCATTAAGAATTCTTGTATGTACTTAGGAGTATCAGCACGTTTCAAGTCAAGACCCATAGCTTTGATATCGCCCATCTTGCCATTGATATCTTTACGCTTACCTTCTTTATCAAAGATATTGATAGCATAGCGTTTCTTAGTAATAAAGATAGCACGATCACCGATCAATTCACGACCAGCTTTAATGATTGCACCGTTCTTTCTAGGAGCATGAAAAGCACGTTCCATGAATGCAGGGAAACTTTCGTTTGCTTGGTCAGCGATACTATCATACAACCCAATACAAGTTTCTTTAGTCCACTCTAGTTCCCCATTCTCTATTTGCGAATAGAGAATAGGATATGCTGTAAAATAGCATGAGTCAGTATCACCATAAACAATAGCATCACCATCATGTGCATAAGTACCTGCGATTGTTTCATTGATATGGCTCATCATGTGTTTAACAATCTGACGACCACTTAATGTAACACTCTGACCTATACGCTTGTCATAGAATCTGCAATGCTCATTCAACAATGCACCATACGCACTATTCAACAAAATCTTACGAACAAGTTGACGCTTGTCCCAATACTCACGATCTTCGTTAGTAGTAGATTCTTTGAGTTTCTTTTGCATGACCTTACGATCACTATACCAACGTGATAATAGTCCCGGAACTACACCTTCTTTTTCATAAGTAAAGATTGTACCATTCGCACTTAGCATCCAGGGTCTATTGCTATCAAAAATCATCTTCCATATTTCAGCAGCACTATATTCTTCACTACGACCATCTTCGTAATCTAGTGTAAGCATTGTACCACGGTCTTGATTCAT